GATGGAAAACACTCTTTTAGTCTTGGTGGGGTTGAAAAATTAACTTTTGATCCTGACAATTTTGTTGAATGGGAAGATACACCTGAGTTTAAGTCTAAACTTATTGAATGGACAAAACCTTATTCAGATGATTTAATGGCGGCTTGTGTAAGCGAAGTAACTGAGTTAGCTAAAGAAGAAGACGAAACTCTTAGTTTTACCCACGAACAATAATATTATTTTAGTATCTTTGTGATTAATGTTTAACAATTAAATTTAATAAAATGTCAAATAAAAAACTTAGTGAAAAGCAATTAAAAGAAGTTCAAGACTTAAATCAAACATTTTTACAGATTAAAGTAAGAATAGCTGATGCAGAAGTAAGTAAAAACAAAAGTATTCAAGAACTTGATGTAATACAACAAAAGTTCTCAGAAGTAGAAAAAAAATTAATAGAAGAGTTTGGCGATAATGCCTCTATTGATTTAAAAACTGGAGACGTAAAGCTTCCTGAAAAAGAAAACAAAGATAATGGCGAGAATAAGTAACACTTCAGCATATCCCAATATTGGAACTCCAGTTGCGTCTGACTATTTAATTCTAACAGATAAATCAGATAATTTAGTAACAAAAACAGCAACACTGGGTGACGTTCAAAAATTATTTGGATTAGATACTTTGGTTGCAAAAGTTACTGTTAACAGTGCCTCATTACTAACACTTAATACCACTGCGGCAACTTTAGTCAATGCTCCAGGAGCGGGAAAAGCAATTGATTTAATTAGTGTTAATGCATTTTTTCAGGCTGGCAATCAAGCTTATGATTTCGGCAACAATTTAGAAATTAAAATTGGCACAGTTGTTTTTGGAACGCTTGGAGCAACCGAAACAAATTCTGTGAGTGATATAGTGTCTAAAGTTGAAGCGGCCAGCGGAACTAAAATTATTGCCCCAAATACAGGTGTGGTATTAAGTACTTCATCCGCCCCATCACAGGGTACTGGAACAGCATATTTTAATATATTTTATAGAGTCTTGAATGTTGACTCCACATTTTAATTAAATGGACATAAGAAAAATTTCTATAGGCGCAGACTATAAGTCTGGAGCAATGCATTACATTGTAGGACAAGATGTTTTAGGTGGCACTTATAAGATTCATTTAATACAACAAGAAAATACATCATATAAAATTTGGATTATAAAAAGCGAAGAGGTTTTATTGTGGAAAGAGTTTAAATCCACAATGCCAATATCACTTGAATATAATATAAATTTTTAATGAAATCTCCACACTCTTTTTTAGTTACTCCAATAGACAACAAAAGATACGTCAATACAAAAAAAATTGGTGGCGTAGACTTCATTGTTAGTACTTCGGAAGAAAACCACAAATCATCTAATCGTTTTGCAACAGTTATTGAAACACCTTTAGGTTATAACGGAGAAGTACAGAAAGGAGATATATTAGTAGTTCATCATAATGTATTTAAATTCTACAATGACATGAAAGGCAGAAGACAAAGTGGAAAAAGTTTTTTTAGAGATAATTTGTTTTTAGTTGATGATGATCAGTTTTTTTTATATAAAAGAAATAATATTTGGAGAGGGTATAGTAAGTATTGTTTTGTAAAGCCAGTTCCTGTTAAAGATTCTTTTTTAAAAAAATCTGGGAGTGTAGAGCCATTAATAGGTGAAATAAAATATATAAACAAAGAATTAGAAAACTTAGGTTTAAAAGTTGGAGATGAAATATCTTTTCAACCAGAATCAGAATACGAGTTTCAAATTGAAAATGAAACACTTTATAGAATGTTCACGAATAATATAACTATGGTATTATGAACATTAAAGAAATTAAATTACAAATTATAAAAGCTGGCGAACAAGCTGTTACTCAATTAATAAAAGTAGCAAAAGAAGATATTATAAAATATGATAAAGATGATGAGTTAGCAGCCGACAGATTAAAGAATGCGGCAGCAACTAAAAAGTTAGCAATATTTGATGCTTTTGAAATATTAAAAAGAATTGAAGACGAAAAATCCGCGTTAGATGGTACAGAAATTAAATCAAAAACCCCACAAGGGTTTGCAGAATCACGATCAAGATAATCTATATGTAGTATTAAAAAATCTTATTCCAAATAATGTGATTGCTACTAAAAATAAAGCGCACACTTGGACAAAAGGATATAATGAAAAATACGACATTGTAGTTATTTCACAAGATGGAACTATTGGAGACATCTACGAAATTAACGGATTAAAAATTGCATTACCTAAAACTCCAAAACTTACTTCTACTAAAAAAAAAGAAGATCAATATTGGTCACCAATTAAGTTTCCAAAAGAATTAAGTAAAATTCAAAGTATATTTCACTGGCACGAAACCCCTCCTAATTTTAAGTCTAAGTGGGTTGATTATATAGAAACTGAATTTGATAGACGAGAACAAGGGCATTGGTTTTTAAATAACGGCAAACCTACTTATATTACGGGAACACATTATATGTATTTGCAGTGGACTAAAATTGATGTAGGACATCCAGACTTTAGAGAAGCTAATAGAATATTTTATATTTATTGGGAAGCGTGTAAAGTAGATAAAAGAAGTTTTGGAATGTGTTACTTAAAAATAAGACGTTCTGGGTTTTCATTTATGGGATCATGTGAAGGTGTAAATACTGCTACGATATCTAAAGATGCTCGTATAGGAATTTTATCTAAATCTGGTTCTGATGCTAAAAAAATGTTTACCGACAAGGTAGTTCCAATATCCAACAATTATCCTTTCTTTTTTAAACCAATACAAGATGGTATGGATAAGCCTAAAACTGAATTAGCTTATAGAGTTCCTGCTTCTAAAATTACTAAAAAAAATATGTATCTAATTGAAGACACTGAATTGGAGGGTTTAGATACTACAATTGATTGGAAAAATACTGGAGATAACTCTTATGATGGTGAAAAACTACAATTACTGTTACACGATGAAAGTGGTAAGTGGGAAAAGCCAGATAACATACTTAATAACTGGCGGGTAACAAAAACCTGTTTACGTTTAGGAAGTAAAATAATAGGGAAGTGTATGATGGGCTCTACCTCTAATGCGTTAGATAAAGGTGGTAGTAATTTTAAAAAACTATACAACGACTCAAATCCAAAAGAAAGAAATCAAAACGGTCAAACAAAAAGTGGACTTTACAATTTATTTGTTCCTATGGAATGGAATATGGAGGGCTTTATAGATAAGTATGGAATGCCTGTGTTTAATAATCCTGACTCTTATATAAAAGGAATTGATGGGGAAAACATATATCAAGGTGCTATAGATTACTGGGAAAACGAAGTCGAATCTTTAGCTCAAGATCCAGATGCTTTAAACGAATTTTATCGTCAATTCCCACGTAGCGAGTCACATGCGTTTCGTGACGAAAGTAAACAGTCATTATTTAATTTAACTAAAATATACCAACAAATAGATTATAACGAATCGTTATTAATGAAACGCCATGTAGTTCAGGGACGCTTTAGTTGGAATAATGGAATCAAAGACAGTAAGGTTATTTGGACTCCAGATAAAAGAGGTAGATTTTTTGTATCTTTCTTACCTCCTAATAATCAAAGAAATTTTGTCATCACAAAAAACGGAAGAAAGTTTCCTGGAAATGAGCATTTAGGTTCTTTTGGATGTGACTCTTATGATATTTCTGGAGTAGTAGTGGGATCTGGTTCAAACGGTGCCCTACATGGAATGACTAAGTTTAATATGGATGAGTGGCCAAGTAATCAATTTATTTTAGAATATATTGCCAGACCACAAACCGCAGAAATATTTTTTGAAGAAGTGCTTATGGCTTGTGTATTTTATGGTATGCCTATTCTAATTGAGAATAATAAACCAAGACTTTTATATCATTTTAAAAACAGAGGTTATCGAGGCTTTAGCCTTAACAGACCAGACAAGGTATTTAATAAACTTTCAAAAACAGAAAAAGAATTAGGAGGTATTCCAAACACCTCACAAGATGTAAAACAAGCTCATGCATCTGCCATTGAATCCTATATAGAAAAACACGTGGGGTTTGATTTGCAAGGGACGTTTAGAAACCCTGATGAAGTCGGCAGTATGGCTTTTCAAAGAACATTAGAAGACTGGGCAAAATTTGATATTAACAATAGAACTAAATATGATGCCGCAATAAGTTCTGGATTGGCTATTATGGCCAACCAAAAACACCTCTACACACCGACAAAAGAAAAGTCGAAAATTAGCATTAACTTTGCAAGGTATAATAACAATAGTTCAGTAAGTCAATTACTTAATAAATGAAAAAAGTAAAAATAGATATAAAGGCTGCTGCATTCCCTGATCAATTTGTTTCTGATTCTCAAAAGAAAACATATGAATATGGTTTACAAGTAGGACAAGCAATACAATATGAATGGTTTAGAAGAGACGGCAATTCTTGTAGGTTCTACAGCCAGTGGGCAGAGTTTAATAAATTAAGGTTATACGCAAGAGGCGAACAGTCTGTCGCTAAATATAAAAACGAATTAGCAATAGATGGTGATTTAAGTTATTTAAATTTAGACTGGACACCAGTGCCTATTATTCCTAAGTTTATTGACATTGTAGTTAATGGTATGTCGGATAGGTTGTTCAAAGTAAATGCCTATGCCCAAGACGCACTTTCAGCAGAAAAAAGAAATAAGTTTCAAGATATGATTGAAGCTGATATGGTTGCTAAGCCAGTACTAAGTCAAATGACTCAAGACTTCGGTATTGATTTGTTTAATACTCCTGAAGAAGAGCTTCCAAATAGCAGTGAAGAGTTAGAGCTTTATATGAATTTAAAATATAAACCTGCCATTGAAATTGCTTGTGAAGAAGCTGTAAATACTTTGTTTGATGAAAATCATTACAATGACATCAGAAAAAGAGTTGACTATGATATTACAACTATAGGTATTGGAATTTCTAAACACGAATTTTTACCAGGTCAAGGAGTTAAGTTAGATTATGTTGATCCAGTAAATGTTGTATATAGTTACACTGAAGATCCATATTTTAAAGATTGTTTTTATTGGGGTGAAATTAAAACTGTTCCTATGACGGAGCTAATTAAAATTGATCCTGATTTAACAAATGAAGATTTAGAAGAAATATCTAAATATAGTCAGTCGTGGTATAATTATTATAACACCGCGCAATATTATGAAAACAGTATGTTCTATAGGGACACTGCTACGCTATTATACTTTAACTACAAATCAACCAATTCATTTGTATACAAAAAAAAGCAAATGGCAGATGGTACTTTTAAAACAGTACAAAAAGATGATGAGTTTAATCCACCTGTTGAAATGCAGGAAGAGGGTAAGTTTGAAAGAGTAGAAAAAACCATTGATGTGTGGTATGAGGGTGTTATGGTTATGGGTACTAACATTGTATTAAATTGGCAGATGATGGAAAACATGGTTAGACCGAAGTCGGCTAATCAATTTGCGTTACCTAATTATATAGCATGTGCTCCCCGTAGTTATAAAGGAATGATGCAGTCTCTGTGTAAAAGAATGATTCCTTTTGCAGATTTAATTCAAATAACTCATTTAAAAATACAACAAGTTGTGGCTCGAGTAGTTCCAGATGGTGTATTTATAGATGCAGATGGTTTGAATGAAGTTGATTTGGGAACTGGAAATGCTTATAATCCTGAAGACGCACTTCGTTTGTATTTTCAAACGGGTAGTGTAGTTGGACGAAGCTATACTGGTGATGGCGAATTTAATAACGCCAAAGTACCAATCACTCAATTAAATTCTAATAGTGGCTCTGCTAAATTACAAATGCTTATTGCTAACTATAACCATTACTTAGATATGATTAGAACGGTTACTGGATTAAACGAAGCTCGTGATGGCTCAACTCCAGATTCTCGTTCATTAGTTGGTGTTCAAAAATTGGCAGCCTTAAATTCTAATGTTGCTACAAGACATATTTTAGATTCCAGTTTATATATTACACGAACCTTAGCAGAGGCATTAACAATTAGAACTGCGGATGTTTTAAAATATGCAGAGTTTAAAGATGAATTTGCTATGCAAATAGGAAAGTACAACACTGCAATTTTAGAAGAAATTAAAGATTTATATATTTATGATTTTGGTATTTTTATAGAGTTAGCACCTGATGAAGAACAAAAAGCTATGCTTGAGCAAAACATACAGATGGCATTATCTCAAAAAGATATTAGTTTGGAAGATGCAATTGATATAAGAGAAATACATAATCTAAAAATGGCTAACCAATTGTTAAAGGTTAAGCGTAGGCAAAAACAAGAAATGGAGCAACAGCAAATTGCTGAACAACAAGCTGCCCAAGCTGAACAAGCTATGGCGCAACAACAATCTGCGGCTCAGATTGAAATGTCTAAGATTGAAATGCAAACTCAATCTAAAATGCAAATAGAACAAGCTAAAAATCAATATGAAGTAGCTAAACTTACAGCGGAAAAAGAACTTAAATTAGCTCTTATGAAAGAAGAGTTTGCCTTCAATATGCAATTAAAAGGAGTAGAGCAATCTCAAATTGATGCAAGAGAAAAAGATAAGGAACAGGGCAAGTCTAAACGCATTAGTCAACAGTCGACACAAACTTCTAAAATGATTGAGCAGAAAAAAAGAGATTTACCTCCAATTAATTTTGAGTCTAATGAAGACACATTAGATGGTTTCGATTTAGCAGAATTTGATCCAAGATAATGTTTCAGGGGTTTTCTATAAATAAATACAAGTATTATAAATTACCTGAGCCTGGCTCTATAAAAGAACTTAGTGCAATAATGGAGGTTAGTGCAACACCACTAAATATAGACTTTGCAAATTTGTATGACAATATATCTGGAACTTTTGAAAGAATATTCTACAAAAGAAATATAGTAGCACCTACAAATCTTATTAACTCTTTAATTCAAGGAGCAAAACCAACAATTAAAAGTATTAAAAAATATCATAATCGTAAAAGACCTCATCAAGCTGCTTTAGACTTCGGGGTGACTTTTATTTACCACAATATGGAAAGTGCAAAAACCCCTTCGTTTCCTTCTGGACACGCAGCTCAATCACAATTAGTGGCTCAGGTTTTGTCGGACATATATCCAAGACTTACAACTGAGTTTATGAAGGCAGCAAAAAACATTGGGCACAGTAGGGTTGTTGGACGTGTTCATTACAAATATGATATTGAAATAGGTGAAAAATTGGGTAATGACTTATATAGTCATTATTTAAATAACGCTTAAAAATTAAATAAATAAAAGCATAACTTTGTAACAAATAAAATTTAATCTAATGGAAATAAAAGTAAGAGCCGTAGAAGGCAACGAACAAAAATCAAAAGCTGAAGTAGAAGAGCAACTTCTAAAAAAGCATGAAGATCAGTTTGAGGATAATCAAACTACAGCTAATACAGTTGAATCTGTCGTAGTTGACAAAGAAGAGGTTCAACCCTCAGAAGATAAAACTCCCTCGTCAGAGTTAAATGATGAAAATGTTCTTTCTTATATTAAAGATAGATATAACAAAGACATAAATTCAGTTGACGAACTGTTTGCGGAAAAAGAGGCAAACGAACCATTACCTGAAGATGTGTCTGCGTATTTAAAGTACAAGCAAGAAACTGGACGTGGTATTAATGATTTCTATAATTTACAAAGAGATTATGATACAATGGACGATGATGCTGTACTGGCTGATTATATTGCTCGAAACGAAGAAGGTTTAGATGCAATAGACATTCAAGACATCATGGATGACAAGTTTGGGTTTGATGAAGACTTAGACGAACCAAAGGATGTTAAGAAAAGAAAGTTAGCTAAAAAACGAGAACTTGCGAAAGCGAAGAAGTTTTTTAATGAAGAAAAAGATAAGTATAAAATTCCTCTTGAGTCAAGTGGGGGTGGATTATCTGAAGATCAAGAAAAAGACCTTAATGCTTATAAAAGTTACATAGAGGAATCTAAAACTGCTGAAGAGCTAAGACAAAAAAGGCATGATTATTTTTCCCTAAAATCTAAAGAGGTTTTTAACAATGATTTCAAAGGTTTTGATTTCAGTGTGGGAGAAAAAGATATTACCTATAAGCCTGGAGATCCGAATGAATTATATAATGTCCAAAGAGACTTTAGTAATTTTATAGGAAAATTTGTTGGAGATGATGGTTTAATTAAGGACGCAAAGTCCTATCATAAAGCATTATCTGTAGCATTAAATCCAGATAAGTTTGCAAAGCATTTTTATGACTTGGGTGTTTCTCAGACCGTTGATGATGTTTCGAAAAAAAGTAAAAACATAAACATGGACGTAAGACAAGCACCAAGATTAAGTACTAAAGATGGTTTAAAAATTAGAGCTGTCTCAGATAATTCAAGTGGAAGAGGACTCAAAATTAGAAGTATTAAAAAAAGTAATTAACAAAATTAAAAATTAAAAATTATGGCAGTAAATGTAGCCCCTGGTTTTGATTTGCAACCAAGTAGTCAACAAGTTCCGTTGGCTTCAAATTATATCGTTGACTTTAATTTCTTGAATCAGTATTTACCTGATACATACGAAAAAGAGTTTGAAAGATATGGCAATCGCACAGTAGCATCATTCTTAAGAATGGTAGGCGCTGAAATGCCTTCTAACTCTGACCTTATTAAATGGGCAGAGCAAGGAAGATTACACACTAAGTATACATCTTGTACTTCAGCTCAAGGTGCTGCGGCACTTGAAGGTACTTGGACTATTCCGAATCCTGGCGCAAACTTTAACCCTGCATTAGCAGGAACACCTAATGTTGCGGCTTTAAGAGTAGGTCAAACAGTAATGATTTCTGATGAAACTCCTGGTTCTACCTTGAGTGTAAAAGGAATTGTAACTGAAGCACCATCAGCTGGTGGTCTTGGTGTGAACGTAGTAAAAATAGCATATTACCAAGCGTCTCAAGGAATTGCGAATAATGTACCATGTTCTATTTTTATATATGGTTCTGAATTTAACAAAGGAACCAACGGTATGGTTGGATCATTAGAAGCTGATGATTTCATTTTCGACAACAAGCCTATTATTATCAAAGACAAGTATTCTGTTTCTGGTTCTGACATGGCTCAAATTGGTTGGATTGAAGTTACAACTGAAAATGGTGCAAGTGGATACTTATGGTACCTTAAGTCTGAGCACGAAACAAGACTTCGATTTGAAGATTATCTTGAGACTGCAATGATTGAAGCAGTACCTGCAGTAGCAGGATCTGGAGCTGGTGACTTTTTACAAGGTCAAGCAGTAGCAGGAACATCTGTAGCAAACCTTAACGGTTCTGATGGAATCTTTTATGTAGTTAATGATAGAGGTAACGTATACGGTGGAGGTAATCCACAAGTATTAGCAGACTTCGATTCAGTAATTCAAAGACTTGATAAGCAAGGAGCTATTGAAGAAAATGTTATTTTCTTAAATAGAAACTTCTCATTTGATATTGACGATATGTTAGCAGCACAAAACTCTTACGGAGCTGGTGGTACTTCATATGGTTTATTTGACAACGATGAAGAGATGGCTTTAAATCTTGGATTTACAGGATTCCGTAGAGGTTATGATTTCTACAAGTCAGATTGGAAATATCTAAACGATCCTACAATGAGAGGTGGTATAAATGGAGGAAAAGTAAACGGACTTTTAGTCCCAGCTGGTTCTACAACTGTTTATGACCAAATCTTAGGTAAGAACGCTAAGAGACCATTCTTACACGTGAGATATAGAGCTTCAGAAACTGAAGACAGACGTTACAAAACTTGGATAACTGGTTCTGCTGGTGGTGCAAGAACATCTGATCTTGATGCGATGGAAGTAAACTTCTTGAGTGAGAGAGCTGTATGTACTTTAGGTGCAAACAACTTCTTCTTATTCCAAGATTAATATTACAATAATAATTAGGGGAGGTAAACTTCCTCCCCTTTTTATTTTTATTTAACTCTAATTAAAATTTAATAAAATGAAAAAAAGTAAACAATACGTAGATAAATTCTACAGATTAAAAAAAGAGTCGGCACCATTAAGTTATATGATACCAACTCGAAATTCTGCACGATACCCCTTATTATGGTTTGACGAAGAACAAGGAATTCAAAGAGCCTTGCGTTATGCTAAAAACCAAAAAAGCCCATTTGAAGACGAACAAGACGGCAACGCTATTTTAGAGCCAGTTGTTTTTGATGATGGTGTTTTATATGTTTCTAAAGAAAATCAAGTACTTCAAAAATTCTTATACTATCACCCTCAACGTGATAAAGTGTTTGAAGAAATCAATGCAGCGCAAGATGCCGCAGAAGAATTAGAAATTGTTGAAATGGAATTAGACGCATTGATAGCTGCTAAGTCTCTATCTTTAGATCAAATAATTTCTGTTGCACGAGTTCTGCTTGGAAGAAATGTAGACAAAATGACTTCAACTGAATTAAAAAGAGATATACTGGTTTATGCCAGAGCTAATCCTTTTGAATTTATGGATACACTTAATGATCCTATGTTAGCATTACAAGATGATGTATATCGATTCTTTGATAACGGCTTTTTAACTTTTAGAAAAAACAACAAAGAAGTATATTTTAATTTACCAAAAAACAAAAAGAAACTTCTTACTGTTCCATTTGGTGAAGACCCCTACTTTATTGTAGCATCTCATTTTCAAAATGACGAAGGAGTTGAAATATATAAGTTGTTAAAAAACAAGCTTAAAAAAGATGAATAATAATTAATATCTTTGTATCGAGAATATTCTCGTAAAACCTTAATGTTATTATTTATTATGGAAAAATTTCTAAATATTCCAGTTACTGACGAACAAAAACAAATTTTGTCAATTCTGGATGTAAAATTAGTAGAACAAGCTTCTACCACTACTGTAAGTTTATCTTATGGTTCAGGTAAAGTTGCGACTATAACTTATACAACTGCCTTAAGTGCAGGAGTAGAAACTTATAGAGACGAAGTGCAAAACGCTATTGTTTCAGCCCTTGCGACAGGTTGGACTACTGTAGCTGTAGAATATATCCCAAGTGACGCTGTCACTGGAATTTCTATTGCCTAATGTATAGTTCTATGCAAAAGTATGTTGAAGTTCCAGTACAAAATTCAGTCGCAAGTGGAACGACAACAGTAGACGAAACAGGCAACCTTGAGTTGCAAGACGGTTCTGCTACCTTTACAGGTGGTGTAGTTAATGTAGGCGATGTGGTGCATGACACTTCTGATGACAGAATGTATACTGTCGCAAGTGTTGTAGATGCAAATACATTATCTTTAGTGGCTATAGGAGCTGCTACAGGAACTGGTGTAGGTACTGGTAAAAACTATATTGTTTATTCAGCTACATCCTCTTCTAAGCAATTAGTTGCCTCAGATGGTGTTGTAGTGGTGGAGAATGCATCTGCTGATCCAATAAACAGTGAAGTTAATATTCAGTATTGTGGAGCTTCAGGAATTTCAATTAAACTTACTCATGCAGCAGTTGCTGCTGGCAATGAAGAAGTTAGAGATGGGTTTCAAGATTCAATAACAGCATCCCTTATTCAACCGTGGCCATACGTTAAGTATAGTGGTTGGTTACCATCCAGTTTAATACTGGAAATTGCTAAAGTTTAAAGTACTCCTTTAATAATTAAGAAGAGGTTACAAATAAAGTAGCCTCTTTTTTTTTTATTATCTTTGTATAAACTTATTTTACAATGATAAACGAAGTAAGAGATACGGTATTAGCCATAGCAAATAAAAATAATTATGGCTATATCTCACCCCAAGATTTTAATCTGTATTGCGAACAAGCTCAGTTAGATATATTTGAAAATTATTTTTATCAATATAACAGTTGGATTTTAAAAGAAAACGCAAGACAGTCAGGAATAGGTTATGCAAATATTGTAAAAGGATTAGAGGAAGTTATAGATAGTTTTTCAGCTGAAGTATTTTTAGATCAGTCTGTGGCTAATTTAAATAACGCTAACTTATATAATTTACCAGATGATTACTATTTGGTTAATAAAATATTTTATTATCCAACGGCAACTTTTAGTGGTACTACTACTGCTCAACAAGGCTATAAATTAATAGATAGCACAGGTGGTTTTGTGGCATCCCCAGCCAACCCAACTTTTCTGCAAAATCCACCAATAGGAAGTATTATTGTAAATACTTCATCCGCACCTATTTCTCAAGCCTATGTAACAGGAGTAGATAGTGCCACTACCTTAAGTTTATCATCTGATATAATGGCTAATGGCCAAAACTATATGATTTATAGTGGTGTTAATATAACAGAAGTTGAAAGAGTGAATCAAAACAAAATATATGAGTTGGTTAGTTCTAATTTAACAGCGCCAACAACTCAGTTTCCAGCATATGTATTAGGTGGTGCAAGTTCAAACACTAATCCAGGCGCAGGAAATATAGGAAATACTATAACTGTATACCCAAGTACTATAAGACAAAAAGGGGCAGTAAAAGTTCAATACATCAGATACCCTTTAACACCGAGATGGACGTTTGTAACACTTGCTGCAGGTGAACCATTGTTTAACGAGACCTCGGCAGACTATCAAGATTTTGAACTTCCAGAATCCGACCAACCTCTTTTAATTGCTAAAATATGTCAATATATAGGAGTTGAAATTAGAGAGGGAGATGTATATCAATTTGGAGCTACAGAAGAAAAAAACGATAACGCAATACAAGGATAATTATGGCATATATTAGTCAATACACATACTATCAAAACAACGATACCAACCCAACTGATGCAAATCAAGGTTCATATCAATATGTGTCTTTAAAAGATATTGTAAATAACTTTATGTTGATGTTTCAAGGCAACCACGAATTAGTTAATAATATTGATAGATATCAAGTCTTGTTTCACGCAAAACGTGGAATACAAGAATTGAACTACGATGCAATGAAAGAAATTAAAGTTTTACAATTAACTTTAAATCATACTAATTCATTTGTATTACCGTCTGATTATGTTAATTGGGTACGTATATCACAATTTAAAAATGGTGTATTATATCCATTAACTGAAAATATACAAACTAACTTTTCGTCAGCTTACTTACAAGACAATAACTCAAACTTATTATTTGATCAGGAAGGAAATGTATTAAGACCTCAAGACTCTCAATTAGATTTGAGTAGAGGCACAAGGTCTATTTATTTAAACTCAAATAGTATATTCAACGGAGAAGAAGGTTGGTGTGTTGATGGTTGTTGGTATTTTGATTATGGGGTAGGTTCACGTTTTGGACTTAACACTGAAACAGCAAATGCTAATCCTACATTTAAAATAGACAAAAAGGCAGGAGTAATTCATTTTGGTTCAACTGCAGGAAGTAACTCAATGGTATTAGAATATGTTTCCGATGGAATGGAAAATGGAAATGATGCAGAAGTAAGTGTAAATAAATTATTTGAAGAATACATATATGCATATATACGTTATTCTATTTTGAATGGTCGATTTGGAATTCAAGAGTATATAATAAATAGAGCAAGAAAAGATAAGTCATCTTTGTTGCGAAATGCCAAACTAAGATTAAGTAATATTCATCCTGGCAGACTCTTAATGAATATGCGAGGACAGGATAAATGGATAAAATAATATGGCACAAACTAAATTAGATTACGTTTCCTTTGTAAAAGGAAGAATGAACAAGTCTATTGATGAGCGTTTACTCCCAGAGGGTGAATACATTGATGCTATGAACGTGCGCTTAGGATCTACAGAAACCACAGAAATAGGAGCTGTAGAAAACTCACGTGGTAATTCTGCATTAACTACTTTAAGTTTTAATGGTGTAAATCTTTCTTCAACTGCAAGATGCATAGGAGCTTTAGAAGACGGATCAGATGAAACTATATATTGGTTTGTTCATGATAATAATTATTTAAATAATGGAACAAAACTTGATTTGATAGTATCATTTAATACTAACAATTCTGTTTTAAGATATCACGTTATTACTTTTTCCGTTTTAAACTTTGATCCAGAGTTTTTAATAACGGGTGTTAATATAATAGAAAATTTATTGTTTTTTACTGATGATAAAAATCCCCCAAGAAGAATAAATGTAGATGATGCTTATGCCTTCCCAAGTGGTGGAATTGATGGTATTGAAGAAGAA